CCCGGACCCGTACCCGGACCCGTACCCGGACCCGTACCCGTACCCGTCCCCGTACCCGTACCCGTCCCCGGACCCGTACCCGTACCCGTCCCCGGACCCGTACCCGGACCCGTCCCCGGACCCGGACAGCTCTTGCGGCTCATCCATTGTGGACCGCCTGAGCGCGAATTACGCGCTCTGCTTCGGCGCTACACTGAAGAATTTCACAATTCTCCGTCAGCGCGATGCGCTCAACCGGCGCACTAACCTTGCTGTCCTTATGAATACCAGAAAGCGCGATTGCGTTGAGAAAATCGCCATTGCCAGCAGTCTTCCAATACCACAGACGACGCGCGTCAGTCAGCACGCAGGCGCGGCCATCAGTCGCTTCCAGCACGCCAGCATGAACGCCTGCGTCGCGACAGCGAACAATGACATACTTACCCACCATGCCAGTGTTAAATGTCCCCGCCGATGAGCCGAACTGAGCCGCAAGCGCCTTGGCCTGTCCAATAGTAAGATCGTCGATAGTCATTATCGTCCTTTCTTCGTTGCTGGATACCGCCAGCGCGGATTAAAGAAGCAGCGTTCGCCGCTTGCTCAATTGCTCGATTGCAGTTTCAGGGATTGACGCCGCTTCATCGATCCAGACGTCCGAAGGCGCATAGGTATATTCGAGGATCAGCCGCCCCTCAGCGTCGCGCTTCCCATCGACAGGCCGATAGCCGGTTGGCTTCATGCCCTTGCGCGGCGGGTTGCGGAAAACGTGCGTCACTTCACCCCCCAAGCGCCCGCCACTTCGCGCGCCAACGCAGTCAATGCGCGCCCACGCCGCCCAAAAGGATCAAGCAAGCGCTCGCCGCCAGCGCTGCACTTGAGAGCGACAACCAGAGTATGCTTCGAATTGCGCATCAAGCAGACGCGATAGACGCGCCCGCCATCCTCGACGCGAAAGTTTGAATAGGCCGGAAGCCGTGCCTTGCGCCGCGTCACGCCAGGCACCACACCTTAGCCGAGCGCCCCGAGGCGTTCGACCGGCGCAAGCCCGTGTCGCGCACCTTGCCCAGCTTCAGCAGCTCAGTCATGCGCGGACGCATCGACAGGACAGACACGCCCGCCCACTCAGCGACTTCGTCAGCCGTAAATGCACCGTGCCCGAGGCGCGAAAGACACAGCTCGCGCAGATGCACCACGCTTCCCGTCATCGTGTCCGCCGCCTTGCGCGATGTGTCATGCTCTTTGAAGCCCGGCGTTGACGGATAGGTCGCTTCGAACCCGGCCCGCGTGAAGAACGTCATAGGCGCTGCGTCAGTCATGGGGTTTTCCCTTCAGGTTAAGCGGCGCGCCGATCGGCCAGGCCGCAATCAGCATGCGTGCAGCTCTTCACGACGGGATCGTCAACGGCGCGCGCTGGAACATGGCTGTTGAACAGACTTGCCCCACGCTTGCGCAGCGCAAAATAAACGGCGCGCTCATTGTCAAAAGGCGCAACAACAATGGCGCGCGGCCTCTTCTTTTGCCGCTTTAATTCTGCAAGCCAGCCAGGCATGTACCAAGCATAATCCAAGGCCGTCGCCATGTGCTGACGCAGACGGTTTTGCACGCCAACCGTCGTCTTCCCAACATAGCGAATACGACCGTCGCGCGGATCGACGAGAACATAGGTCTCGATCATGCCGCCTTCCGTTCCGCTTCTATTTCAGAAAGCGCGTTTTCCAGCTTGCCCAGCGTCGTTGCCGTCATGGTCTCAGGGTCTTTCTTCCACCGGGACGGCGTTGACCGCGCAACCTTGGCGCGATCACACACCTGATAGACGGGAACGCGGGCGTCGAAGCAGCGCTTCAAGAGCGCTTGGAGTTGGGTTTCTTTGTCCATGAGCCGCCCACTCGCACAAAAATGATCGCAACACAATGCTAAAAAAAATAGCTTGCGTTATTCATTTTGTGCGACTAGCTGTTGCTCACTACCAACCGGCGACAAAGGAGCGACGCCACCATGACTATCGAACGCAAGCCTATCAGTGAGTTTCGCAAGGCAACGCTTAACGCGCAATGGCCGACCGAAACCGAGACCGACCGCCTCGGTCTTCACCCCAACACGATCATCTTCCGCAATCTGGAAACCGGCGAGATTTGCGGCCAGGTCAACGCGGACGATTTGTTCGACGCGGACGGCAACCGCTTTTGGCTGGACGCTTGAACATGAGCCGCCAGATCATCGCGCTTCAGATCGCGCTCGCGGCCACGGTCGCATCCTTTGCAGAGACCCGCGATCCTTGGCAGCGCGGCGCGCTTGCCCAGCAGGCGCAGTCCTACCGGATCGCATTGCGGGAGCTAGGGGCATGAGAAGTGCCTACATACCGGCAGCGTTTCCGGTTCCGACTGAACGTAGCGAAGACGGCATGACGTTGCGCGATCACTTCGCTGGGAAAGCGTTGCCGGGCGTGCTGCAAATTTGCATCGAAGACGAACCGCGCGACGGTGAAACTATGCCGCAAATGTTTGCGCGCAAATCATTCGAAATTGCCGACGCCATGCTTGCCGAACGCAAGAAAGGTGGTGCGGCATGACGCGCACCGTCAACGGCCATTCAGCCCGCGCCGTCGCGCCGCTATGCGAGCGCGCCAATCAGATCATGGCCCGTTATTTCCCCCCGCGTCCGGTCGCGCACGGCTTCCATGATCCAGCCGGTTTCATCGCCGGTTGCCGCCGCGCCGCCGCGCAGGCCCGCATTCGCCGGGCATTGATCGGCGCGCTTGTCGATCAGGAGATTGCAGCCGGGCGCTTGGCGCTCGACGGCAATCTGATTGTCGTGCCCGTCACCGAGGCAGACTTGCCTTACTAATCGAGAGGATTACCCGATGATCGTTTTCCGCAACCCCGGCCTTATCGACATGGCCGCAGCATGCACGCTTGGCGTCAGTGTCAAAGAGGGCGACAACCCCATTGGACGCTTCGGCACCGGCTTCAAGTTTGGCGTCGCCACCCTGTTGCGCGAGGGCGCGCGCATCGTGATTTATCGCGGCGCGGAGCGCTTGGAGCTTGCCACGAAGCGCGAGACTATTCGCGGCAAAGAGTTTAACCTTGTCACGCTGGACGGGGTTTCGCTTGGCTTCACGACGCAACTCGGTCGCGATTGGAAGCCGTGGATGGCATTCCGCGAATTGGCTTGCAACGCGCTCGACGAGGGCGGACGCTTCTATTCTGACATGGGCCAGCCCGAGGCAGGCGATGACGAAACGATGATTTGCGTTTCGGGCGGCGGGATCGAAGACGCTTACAATGATCGGCATGAGACGCTGATCGAGGGCGAGCCGCTTTATGCGAACGCACATATCGAGGTTCGTCCAGGCGAAACCAACGCAATCTATTTTCGCGGCGTGAAGGTTGGTCTTTTGCCGCGCCGCACCACGCACCGTTACAATATCTTGGGCAACATCGACCTCACCGAAGACCGCACTTACAAATATCAGTTTGAGGTTATCGAGAAGATTGGCGCTGGACTGATTGCGTGCGACGACGCTGCGATCCTGAAGCGCGCCATGACGTGCGGCGAAGGCTTTCTTGAGCATCATATCGACATGCCAATCTATCGCCCCGCAAGCCCGGCTTTCGATCGCATCGCCGCAGACCTTCGTGGATCAGTCAGCGACATGGCGAACGCAAACCCGTCAGCTCTTCGCATTGCCGAACAGAAACGCCTCAGTGATTTGGGACCAGAGCATTCGATCGAGTTGAACGAAATCGAGAAGCAATCGCTCGACCGCGCCATTCGCCTTTTGTCGGCGGCTGGATACGCGATCGACGATTACCCCGTCATGGCCGTCGAGAGCTTGGGCAGCGGCGTGCATGGCATCGCAAAGGAAGGGCGCATTTTCATTGCGCGCGCGGCGTTTTCCAAGGGCGCGCGGGAAATCGCCGCCACGCTGTTTGAAGAATATGCCCACCTTCGCAGCGGCCATGCAGATTGCACGCGCGGGTTTCAAAACTTTCTGTTCGACCAGCTGCTTTGCCAGGTCGAGCTTAAAAATGGAGAGGCTTTCTAATGAAGAACCGCAACTATTTCGAGCGCCCGATCCAGGGCAACGGGCGCGACTTTCACGGATACGGCAACACAGGGCCGTTTGAGCGCGAGCGCGATCCGTGGGCAAAGCCCGCCATCATCGCCACCGTGGTGATCGTGGCATATTTCGTCTGGCAGTATTTGGGGCGCTGATCATGGCAAAGAAACCGACGAACGCCGAGCTGGCAGAGCAGCTTGCCACAATGACCGAGCGCGCAATGACAGCCGAGCGCGAGAAGCGCGATGCTGAGGGACGCGTTCGGCTTCATGAAGAGGCGCGCGCCAGGGCCATCAAAGAGGTTGCGGATTGTGAAAACGAGCTTCGCGACGCCATCCTTCGATTGACCACCGAAAACGCCCGCCTTCGTGGTTATCTTGATCGCATCGAGGATGAAACGCCGGAGCCGCGCGCAATGCGGTACGGACGCGCGCGCGAGCTGGACGAACGCAATCGCAACACAGGCCGCGACATTGATCACTTTGCTCGCATGGGCATGGGGGCGAGCCAGCGCCGTCCTTGGCACCATCGCTAATTGAAGGGACCATCATGAACGACATTATCGACAACATCGCAGCAGGCGCGCAGACCATCGGGCAGGCCATCGGCTTTGATCCGGTTGGCGGCGAAAAAGTTGAGCCGTGCCCGCCGCCCATGATTGAAGGCAACGCGCCCTTCCCCGAGCCGGGCATTTATTTCGGCATGTCGGACGAAGCCTATCACGCGATCCATGCGTGCAGCGCGTCCGGCCTGAAGAAACTGTCCATTTCAACGATGGACTATTGGGCAGACAGCGTTCTCAATCCCGACCGCGACGAGTATCGGTCGCAGAAGGATTACTTCGACTTCGGCAAGGCGATCCATTGCTTCGTTCTGGAAGGCGAGGCGGTCTATAACCGGCGCTACGTCGTTGGCTTGGAGAAGCCCAAGGGCGTGATCGAGACGACCGATCAGATCAAACTTCGGATCGTCCAGCTTGGCGGCAAGCCGACCAGCAAGGGCTTTGACGACAACACCCGCGCTGCCAAAAAGGAAGACTGGATCGCGCAGCTCTTGGCGCTCGATCCCGACGCTCAGATTTGGGAGCGCATGCAAGCCGCGTTCAACGAGGCAAACGAAGGCGCGGAAATCGTCACGCACAAGATCGACAAGCGCGTCCGTATCGCGGCGAAGATGATCCAGGCGCACCCCGAGCTGAAGGATGCTTTCACGGGCGGTTGGTCAGAGGTTGCCGTGTTCCACTATTGCCCCGAGACCGGCGCGCCGATGAAATCCAAAATGGACTATCTCAAAATGCGCGCGATCGTGGACTTGAAATCGTTCGGCAACAACGGCGGCAAGCCGATCAATCGCGCGATCGAGACCGCCATTGCGTCCATGCGGTACAATGTCCAACACAACGTTTATGATGACGCGGTGATGGCTGTTCGCGCGCTGATCCACGAACGCGGCGCGGGCGCTATCTTCACGCACCCGTTCGCCAGTCTGGATCAGCGCGAAGCTCAGGTCGCTTGGGCAATGCGTTGGGCACAGCAGCCCGAGCCGCCCGCCTTTATGTTCGTGTTTCAGCAAAGCGGACAGGCACCCGTGACGCGCGGACGCATCATGCCGCGCGGGACCGTGTTCAGCGTCACGCGCAGCCGCGTGCGCGAGCTGAAGCGCCGTTGGGTCGATTGCGTCAAGACGTTCGGCACCGATCCTTGGATTGACGTCGAGCCGATCGACACGATCGAAGACGAAGCCATCCCTTTGTGGGCTACCGAACTGTGATTGCTATCGAACGGCTGCGTGCCATCCTTCGTTACGAACCGAAGACGGGAAAGCTCTTTTGGCTTCCTCGCGGCACGCAGCCGTTCGATGGACGATTTGCCAATCGCGAAGCATTCACCGCCGACAACGGGCACGGTTATCGTTGTAGCTTTGTCGATGGCAGACCCTTGAAAGCGCACCGCGTAATCTTTGCGATGATGAAGGGCTATTGGCCTGTTGAGGTCGATCATCGAAACGGGAAGCGAAGCGATAACCGTTGGCAAAATCTTCGCGAAGCAACGCGCCAGACCAATTCTCAAAACAAGAAATTGCGCACCGACAACATTAGCGGCGTGCCCGGCGTTCGACAGCGTCAAGACACACGAAAATGGACAGCTTGCATCGGCGGGAAAAATCGGCGGCATCTTGGGCAATTCGAGACCAAGCGCCAAGCCATCGCCGCACGCCGCAAAGCAGAACGCGAAGACAACTACCACCCCAACCACGGGAGAGCATTATGACCGAACCGACAGACGCCCAGGTTATCGACCAGACCCCGGCACCCGTGCAGCGCGAGCCGCGTCCGGCCCCCTTCGTCGCAGGCGGCGCGCTTGCGGCGATGATCCCCCAGACTGGCGAGGAATACGCCCGCATGGCGACGCTGTTGATGGACGCCGGTTGCGTGCCCGCCAGCTATGAAGGCAAGGCAGGACCGGATCAGTATCGCGAGACGCGGGCAAAGCTGATCATCGGCCTTATGAAATCGGTCGAAATCGGCGTGCCCCCGTTGACCGGGATCAATGGCATCATGATCGTGAACAATCGCCCGAGCGTATGGGGCGACCTTGCCGTTGCGCTTGTCCAACGGGATGGACACTTGGCGCGTCAGGAAGTTCGTCGCATTGGCGCAGAGCCGCCGCCCGGCACCCCGCTCGACCAATGGGATCGCAGCTTTGGCTTCCGCGTGATGATGTGGCGGCGCGGGCAGGAGACCGCCTATGTGGGCGAGTTTACCGTTGGCGACGCCCGGCGCGCAGCGCTTTGGGAAAACACGCGCAAAGCCCCGTGGATCAATTACCCGCTCGACATGCTCTTCAACCGGGCACGCGCCAAAGCCATGCGCGCGGGCTTCAGCGACAGCCTGCACGGCATGTCGATCGTCGAAGAGGCGCGCGACGTGGCACCCGATCCCGTGAAGATCAGCGGCGCGTCGATCCTTTCGGACGAACCCGCCTTGATCGAACACAAGGCAGACACGGAAGAAGAGGCATGAAGCACGTCATTGCCAGCGAAGGCCAAGCTGAAAAGATCGCAGCGCAGGCCCGCGCCGAGGGCAAGGAAGCGACCGTCTTTCATTACGAGCAGGCGCGCACGCGGCTTTCACTGTTCGGGATCGAGATCGTCAGCACCGACGCCAACGGCAAGCGGCAGACCGAAACGATCCACTATGCGTAGCTGGAAGGACTGGTTCGACAACCGCGTCCGTCGCGAACGGCACGCCAAAAGCAACGCTTGCGTTCGGTGCGGTAACGGCCCCGTCAGCACAACATGGTTGGGAAAGTTGACGCATTTTGGCTGTCTCACAGAAAGCGAGAGAGCCGAGCAAGATTGGCTTGACCGCTCTTGAAATCCGCGCCGGGCGGTTTCCCGGCAATCGAAGGAAGGAAGATCATGGCAGTTTATCTTGTAGGACGTGACGGCGCAGGGCCGGACGAAAAGCCTCACTTGGTTGAGGCGCGCACCGCGAAGAGCGCAACCATCCACGTTGCGGACAAAACGCTTGCGGCCACCGTCGTCACCACCCGGCAGGCGATGGAATATGCAGCGCAAGGCGTCGTCCTTGAAACCGCAGGCGAGACCGCACCCCCGCCCGCTGGCGAGTGACACCATCCCCGGCGCTGGGGATGCCAGCGCCGGGAACACTCGCAGGAGCCAGCCATGACACCAGGATATGAAGCAGCCATGCGCCGGATCATCGGGCGCGACGTAACCGCAAGAGTGCACGCGCGCGGCGTGATCATCACGCTCCCGTGCAGCGGCGGGCATGCTGTCGAGCATCAAATGGAAAAGATGCTTCCGCCCGACGCGCTGAAGCGCCAGCTCGCAAATCGCGGCTGGATAACGGGCAGGCGCATCACATGCCCGGAACACCAGAAGAAGGATAGAACCCCAATGCCATCAGCGATCCAGCCGCCAAGCAGCGCCCGCGTTGCAGAACCGCCCACGCTTGAACAGACCGCCGCCGCCAAGAAGGTTCACCGCGCCGTCATGGAAGCGTTGATGATTGCCTATGACGATGACGGCAAGCGCTACACGTCCGGCTACACCGACGCCAAGGTTGCCACCGAAACCGGCGCGGCGTGCGAATATGTCCGCAAGGTGCGCGAGGATTACTTTGGTCCGCTTGCCGTGCCCGGCGAGCTTACCGGCATTCGGCAGGAAATGGACGCGCTGGTTGGTTCGATTGCACTCGCGCGCCGTGACATGGCACAGGTCCGCGCGAACGCAGACAGCCGCTTCGACGAGCTGGACAAGCTGGCAAAGACGATCAGCGACAAGCTCGATCGCATCGCCAAGCAGAACGGTTGGGCATAATGTACGCGCATTGGCCGACCGCCGCGCGCGGCGGTCGGCCATTGACCGCGCCGTCGCAGAGCTGCCCGCCGACGCGGACTTGAAGACGCGCCAGAAGGCGTTGCGCGCAGCCGCAGGCAACTTCCACGGGGGCACATCGCACGGCAAAAAGGTATGGTCGAAGGAAGTGCGGCTTTACCTTCAGCGGCACGGCTTGCCGCCGCGCACGTTGCCGAAAGAGCCGCGCTTTGCGGACGACATTATTTTCCCGTGGAAGGTGAAGACATGATCCGCTTTGGAACAGTCGCGGTCTTTCGCAACAACGGGAGCGTCCGCGTCGTCCATTACGACAGCGGATGCTTCCCGTTTCCAGCCCGTACCCAGGCCGAGGTAATCGCGTCCGAGACTAGAATATCCCGAGCAGTTTCGGGCGCGCCCGCTTCACCGCCTTCGCATCACGATCCTCGCAACGCGCGATAATCCCGATCGTGTCGGTTGTCCGGCCATTCGCCTTGTCGAGCTGCGCAGCTTGCGCGTCACCGAACGCGATCCAGTCGCCTACCGTGTTACCATCGGGCAGGGGCGCGCCGGGCACGCCATCCTTCCAGCTATCGGGGATTAGCGAGCTGCACGCACTTGGGGTCGCGACGATGGGCGGCACGCCGACACAGGCTTGCAAGGCCAGCATCGCGCACGCCACTGGCAACAGGCGCGTCAGCGCCGTCAGCTTTCTTGATCGCATTCTCATTCTCCCTTGTGATTGCATCGGTTGTCTGATCCGCCGTCATCCGGTTGCCAACCGTTGACACGCTGTCCGCACCGCTTTCGAGCGCCGCGCCAGCTTGCCCCTTGGACAGCCTGCTTTCGGTTTTCGCGGTCAATGCCTGCGTGCATGAACGCTGCACAATGATACCGCCCAAGACGAGCGCCACCAGCAGGCCAATGATAATCCGGCTGGCGAGCTTGGCCGAAATGCTTCCCATAGTCTCTTGCCTTTCCCTAATTCATCGAGTAACCCGGTCGCGCCACAACAGCCGCCACAGAAGGCCAGCCCCATGAAAGCCACCACGACAGCCAACCAGACCCAAATCGCGCCCAAGCGCCCGCGCAAGGCGAAATGCTCTTGGTGCGGTACGGCGTTCGAAACCACGCACGCCACCAAGGAGTTTTGCGCACCCGCGCACAAGCAGGAATATGCCAACTTTTGCGCGAGCCGTGGCAAGGTGCTGTTCCCGATCGCGATGGCATGGCGGACCCAGCGTGGACGCAAGGGGATCGGAGCTGACGCTATGGCCGAAATGGAGCGCTTCCTCGACGCATGCGCCGCCGAACTTACCGCTCAGGGCGCGCCGCCGATCGCGCATCACTATAAGGCCAGCCGTCAATTCATCACCCCTTGGTTTGACGATCCGCGCCGCCGCCCGCAGCGGGATCGGCTTGCGCAGTCTCCCCCGGCTGAAGAGTGACGTCCGGCGTGTGATTGCCGGTCGCAGCGGTAATCCCCTCGATCGCCGACTTCAAGCCGTCGATCGCTTTGCCGTTGGTTTCGGCCCGCTTGGCATCCAGCTCGCGCGCGCCCGCCGTCATCGTGTAGTGATAGGCAACGACACCACCGGCAAAGCCCGAGAGCTGCCCGAGCATATACGTCAACAAGTCCTTGTTGGCTTCAGGCACCGGCAACCAGACCAGAACCATGATCGCGCCGAGAAACCCGAACACCAACGAGCAGCCGATCACGTTGGCAAGCAGCCGCACGTTGGCCGGACGATCAATCATCACCCGTGCGCGGCGCTCCCCAACGCGGTCGAGCCATTCCCAGATCGTCACGCCCAACCCCCATCACGAAGGGCGCGCTCGAATATCTGCGCATAGTCTTCGATCAGATCAGCCTTGTCGCGCCCGTTGATGATCGTCCGCGCGTTCATGTATTGCTGGCGCGTGGCGACACCCGTGGCAGGCAGAACGTCCGCATGCTTGACGCCCGTGAACCAGCCTTCATCCATGCCCTTGCGCATGATGAACGCAGCAATGTCAGGCCGCATCGCCAGATCAGCGTTCTTGATCAGATCGCCCGGCTCGATAAGCCCGGCTTCCGCCGCTTCAGCGTCAGCCTTTTCGTAATTGAACAGCCAGGTGAGCTGCACATAACCGCGCCCGTACCACGGGAAATAGCGAAGGTGCTTGCGCCGCCAGTCTTCAGACAGCCAATAGGCCTCGCGAACCGGCAGCATCGTTGCCGCCGTTTCATGCCAGGCAGTCGCCAGCATATAAGCGGCATAGGCAAGCGGCGCGCCGACGCACGCAGCAAGCACGGCGTTCATGCCCTCGACTTGCGAGGTTTTCAGGCCACTCATTTTTGAGCGCACGGTGGCAAAGAAAGCAGCAACGTCCTTCATCGGTATCTCCCTTCAGACTTTTCGCGGGCATTCATCATTGGCGCGGGGTGCGCATTTTCAGTTGGCAGCACAAGCATTCCCGTTGCGCGGAACAGCAGGAAGAAGACCGTGAACGCAATGCCGATCGTCCATGACAGCGGCCCCCACCAGCCGAGAAACGTCGTCCACGCCTTCGAGCTGCCAAGCCGCACATTTTCAGCAGCCGTCAGCGTGTGGATCGTGGCGTATGCGGCATCAAGCCGTTCCTCGATTTTCGCCACGGTCTCGTTGACCCGGTTCGCTTCGATTTTCGCCAGTCGTTCCAGCATTGCGTTTTGCGTTGTCTGAAAGACGCGCATCACTTCGGACTGTTGGCGCACACTTTCAGCGAGGCTTTTGATGACCTCAAACTGAAACCGCAGGTCGCTCTCGGTCCCGCCTTGGTGAAGCGCGCGCATCAGTGCTTCGTGAACTTCCTCGCTCACGTCATGATCGCATAGCTAATGTCGATGGAGACATTCGTCCACACATCACCAGATGCACTATCCATCCAGGATGTGCCGTTCAGAAGATGCATTTGGAACGGTTGAGCCATAGGCTTTGCGACCTCATAAGTGAACATCGCACCGCCGTACCGCGTTGGAGCCGCTGCGTTTGAAATGACGAACAAGGGCTTGCCCGCCGCCGTCGATGTGCCTTCGAGAACACAGCTCAGCCCGAACGTATCCGATGCAACTTGACCGCCCGTTTCGCCGTACCAATCAATGATCCCGCCTTCCGAAGCGGTAAAGTCAGCGCCGAAAAACGTCGCCGGAACAATCTGCGTAATGAACGGCAATGTCGCGGCAGATGACGGAACGTAATTGCCTTCGCCAAGCAACGTCCCAAAATCAAAGCGAGGATGGGCAATGCTCCACGGCTTATTGATCGACGATCCAAACTTAAAAGACAGCGTCAGATCAGTGGCATTGGTTGGGACAGGATATGTCCATTCGACCCATTGCCAGTTACCAGTTGCCGCGATAGGCGCGCTTGCCGTGTCGAGAATAGCGTTACTGGCAATCCCCAACGATATCGTCGTCCCCACTTGCCCACGAACCCACGCCCCCCAGACAATATTTCGACCGCGATAACGCCGGGCTTCCGCAACAGTCTTGTTGTGACCGATATAATCACCGTCCGCCGCAGGCACAAACACCAGCGCGCGCTTCATCGACGGGCGAAGATTGCACGTCCAGCCCGGCTTGTTCGGCGCAGAAGCGCCGCCGACAAAGGTTTGCCCCGAACCAAACCCGTTAGAGATTTCCGGCCATTCATCGACATAGATTGTTGCCGCCGCCGACTTCAGCCAGCCATCGGGACCGTTGCCCGTGCCAACGCTTTGCGTGCCGCCGCGCATGACTTGACGGCAGACATAATTAACAGCGCCCGTCGCCGGTCCCGTGCCACCCGAATAACGACCATTGCGCGGCGGATAGAACGTGAACGTCAGGTTCGTATAATTGACCGACAGAACCCGCAGCGTCGATTGCAGCAGCGCCGGATTGGCAACGCTCGCCGCGATCGAGGCAGGCGTGAACGCAATCAGCGCGCCGGGATAGAGAAACTGGACAAAGCTATCGCCTTGCGCGGTGACAATCTTTTGTTCGCCAAGGCCGGTCGATACCGAAATATTCGACACCGCAATATGCGGGAACACAATGCCCGAATAATTCCAGTTTTGCCGCGTGTCGAAAGCATCGAGATAGGCGTTCAGATTGGCTTCAGCGCCACCCCAGCCCGGCCCGATCGCAGAAAAGATTTGCCATTCCGAGTTGGGAAAATCATTGCGCCCCGAGCCGTTGACCGTTGACGGCACCGCGCCGCCCCTGCCAGGGCTGTAGAAATAGGACCGCCAGAACCCGCCGCCGTCACTAAAGAAAAGCGCGGACCCGCCAGCAAGCAGCGTCGTTGGCCCGTCACCGCCGCCCGGATAGGCAAGCGTGATCGAGCCGTTGGACGCATTGGAAATCGCAACCCCTTGCCCTGCCACAAAGCCAGTGGCGGGCAATGTGATTGTGACGCCCGCCGTTCCAACCAGAATGTTTGCGCTCGAATGTGTGGCAGCACTGAGAACGGTTGAACCCGTCAGCACCACTTGCCCGGTTGAACGCAGGCCTTCCCGGTTATTTGCAAAGAGCGAGCGCCAAAACCCCGTACCGTCCGCATGCAGAAGCACCGAACGGCCAGCCTGAAGCGTTGTGGCGGCGTCGCTCCCGCCCGGAAACGCCAAGGTTATCGATCCCGTCGAAATGTTGGACAGAGCAATAATGCTGCCATTGGAGAACCCGGTTGCCGGAAAAGTGATCGTGATCCCATCGTCATTAGCCAACACGACCCGGCCCGCATGCGTCGCAAACACCAACGACGTCGTCGTTGAAACCAACACCTGACCAAGCGAACGAAGCCCCTGAACGACAAAATCTTTGAGCAGCTCCGCAAGCGTGCCGCCACCCGCCACCCCAATAAACTTAGCGCCGTCTTTGCTTGCCAAGTCTTTGCGCAAGCCCCCGTCCGCGCCCGTGCCAGACGACCAGACGAAGCCCACACCGCCCGGCGCAACGACCGGATACTTGCCCGCGACGTCCACACCGCGCGGGATGGCAGGCGCGCGCAAGCTGCGATCACGAAGCCAGATATCGCGGATCGAGGCGCGATCGAGCGGATTGTTCAGATCGCGTTGATAGAACGGACCTTGCGTTTCGAAATTGACCGTCTGTCCGAAATACGGATTGGAGCCGACGAACAGGATGCCTGACGCAGGCGCGACCAGAAACGTCACCGTGCCCGTGCCGCTTGGCGCAACCGCCACCGTGTAGAGCGCCGACGACACCGTAGCGCCGTCAATCTCGACCATGACTTCGCTCGCGTCCGCAACTTGGAACGTGAACGGGAACGCCGTTGTCGCGCCGTTCGGATAGTAAGGGCCGCTGAAGGCGTTGAGAGCTTCGATCGTCATGGTCAGTCCCTTCTATCTTCGAGCTTACCAGTCTGAAGCCCGCGCAACCAGTCCCCCGCCGTTTGCGGATCAACTTCGCCATTTGCCCAATCGGTAATGAATTGCGCGGCGTTCGACACTTGGCCGACCGGGAGCTTGGCGACATAGCCGATTGTCTCGACGGCATTCTTCACCGCGCGCCCCGAAGGCTCAGTATCTTCGTTCATGTCAACCAGGCTCGCGACGTCCTTGCCCGTCTTGATCGCGGTCTCGATCATGCGGCTGGCAGGCGTGAAGGAATAATCGAAGCCGGACGCGGCGGACCCGGCAATGTCGCGGATCACCGGCACGCCCAGAAACAGCCCAAAGAACATATGTTGCATTGCCCACATGCCCCAATCTTCATCCTCTTCAGGACCATTGCCATTCAGGCCCGCGCCAATCAATGCCGGGACCAGCGGCGCAACCGCGAACAACCAGAACGACCGCGCCAGCAGCTCAGGAAAATCACTTGCCCGGCGCGCGGCAACAGCATCCCCGGCGTCACGCGCGATCGAGCGCTGGCGATTGTAGAACGTGTTCGCATAGGAATAGAACATCGTCGCCAGCCGCATCCATTCGGACCCGCGCTGGACGGATGACAGGTCTTTTGCCGAACCGGCACCCTGCGAATTGCGGACCATTTTGTCAGCGTAAAACACCGCGTCAGCGTCCGTCATGCCTTCGTGCAGCGCCTTGTTATACGCGCCCATCCACGTCGGGATGACAACCACCCGGTCCATGTACCCAATCCCGTGGAACGCAAAGCGCCGGACGTCTGCCAGTATGCCGCGCCGACCTTGCAGATCGCGCACGTTCGCATTGATATCGCGCTCCATCGTGTCCATGCGGAACCGCACTTCGCCCGACTTTTCCATGACGAAATCAAACGACTGTGCAATCTTGGCAGGCGTGCCCATTGTGGCGCGGAACCCCGACGCCATCCAGCGCACGCCGATTTGCTCAGTGCTGTTCGCATAGCCGCCAATCTGCATCAGGATCGTGGACAGGCGGTATCCCATGCCAATGATCGTCGAGTGCGTGCGCAGCGTCTTGGCGAGCTTGTCCCAGCCTTCAGCGCCGCGCCGGTCGATCGCCCATTCGTTTGCGATGTGCTGAAGCCAAGGCCGCAACTGGCGCTGGACTTCCGGCCCGAGCGTGCCCCGGATCGCCTTCACAATCCGCCGATCAGACAGGAACCGATCAGCGTCGATCACAGCTTCGCGGTGCGTCACGTCATGGATCACTTCAGCAACGTGCCGGTTGAGAACCGCCAGCGACAGCAGCACCGGACGCGCAACCGCCGTGCGCGCCTTCGTGAACCCGCGCGGCGTGGTGGCGCGCGTATAGATATTCTCGAAGAGCGCATCGCCCGCCGCCGCCGCTTGCTGTTCGGCAGTCAAGTCCTTCGCGGTATCATAGACCACGGGATAATAGCCGCCGTTCATCGTTGTGCCGTCATTCAGGACGAACGCGCGGCGCTCGACCTTTTCCGGCTCGACCCCGTTCAGGCGCTTTTCCATGCTCGCGATTTGCGGCCAGAGCGTTTCGATCGTGTCCCACAGCGATTGAACCAGCGTCCACTCTTCAGGCTTCAGCTCACGATTGAGGACGCGCATGATCGCATCAGGCGACCAGCCATAGCCCCGCGCCAGCTTGTCAAAATTGCCTTCGTTGCCGACGTTCAGCGCAATCGAAATCAACTGATCCCGCGTCATGTCCCACGGTTGCCCGGTTTCCCGGTTAAGGAACTCAGGAATTGTCACATGCTCAGACCAGCGCTTGATCGTTTCCTTTGGCAGCGCCTTCATCAGCCCTTGGATACGCCCGATATAATCGCCCATCATCTCGCGCTCGCGCGTTTGCGCGTCCGCAATGCGGCGGAACACGACACGGTTGAACGTGCCGTTCGGATTGCCGTCGTCGAGCCAGTCGAAGACGGTTTCCATTTTCAGCAGCGCCGCATCAGCCGATGCAATATGAGCCTTCAGCTTATCGGCAATGTTCGGTGACATGCGATTGTTCGGGTTGCGCTGGCGAAGACCCTCGACCGTCGAAAGCGCTTCCCCAACCACTTCGTCAAAATCGCGCTGATCCTTTGCGTCGAGCAGCTTTTGCTTCAGCCGCCCCAGGTGGATCACTTGCTTGACGCTGTCATCCAGGCCCTTCAGCTCTTCGACCGACATGCGCGAATAGGGGACGCCCGCATCCTCCAGGCGCGGCGGGATGACAATGTCGATCCCGTTCGCCTGTTGCCCAGCCGCCCAGACGGCAAAGCTCTCTTGTTCGTTGATCGAGCGCTGCGAGCGCGGACGGAAATCGAACTTTTCCAACAGGGCGTGCGCGCGGTCGAGATATTCCTGATCGACGCTCTTCATCGTCGCGCGCTTGGCAATCTTGCCTAGCCGCGTCACCGCCGCCTCGACGTCGTCCGCCGCGCGCTTCGCCTCGACAAGCAGCGCCTGATTGAGCATCTGCGATTGCTTTTGACGGAAAGCTTCGTCCACGTCCCCGGCAATGAAGGCAGCTTCAGCCGAGCGTCCGGCCTTTGCCACGGCGCGCGCATAGCGCTGGATAGCCGACCGGCTGGCGACGTCCACAACCTTGCCTTCAGCAATCTTGCGCGCCGCCCATTCGCGCGCGAGCCGGTACGGCGTTGGCGCGACGCCCCGGCCCTTGCCGAGCTGGCGAGCTTCAGCCGCGATCACTTCGGCTTGCCGATCGTTGTTGATGGCAGCAAGCGCTTCCTCTTCGATCGTGCCATCGTTCAGCAGATCGCCGTGACGTTCAATCATGGTTGCCGCCGTCTGTTCGTCGATCAGGCGCGCGCGCACCGTCCGCTTGTCGCCAGCGCCGCGCATTTCGGACTGAAGCTGTTCGACGCCCATCAGCGACCGGACCATTTCGTCACCGTTGCGGAAGCCCGCCATCGCTGCGATCGTGTCCGCGTCCGTTGTGTCCGCGTCCGCATAGATCGGCGGGACGCCTTTAGGCAGCAGCGCCAGCGCATCGGCCCCATAGGTCTCGACCAGCCAGGCGCGATCCAGCTTCACCTTGACGGCTTCACGATCCGGCTCACCCAGCCACCGGCCCGTGCGCAGAAGGTGAAGCGCGCGGAACTCAGGACGGGAATTGATCGCGTCCGTCATGCTCGCGCGGACGTTGGTTTCCTCCTCCTTCCACGCCTTCGTGCGCTCGCGCCGGATCGTCGCCATCGTCTTGTAAAGCAGCGCATCGAACGCCTCAGACCGCGCGTCCGCCGTCGCCTGTTGGTACGCGGCAAACTCAGCTTCCGTCATGCCAGCTTGCGCGGCGTCAGTGAACATCGCCTTCACGCCTTGGCGCGCGCGCTCTTCGTTGATCGCATCCTCGGTTGCCAGCATCCGATCAAACACGGCCCGCACTTCCGGCGTCAGATCGACGCGAAGGTTCGACACATGCTTGTAGATATTGAGCAGCCAGCCCCGGAAAGCATCGAACGCCCGGCGCAGCGTCGCGGACGGCGACTTGCCTTCCATCGTGTAGCGCTCAAACCCGCGCGCCCACAATTCATGCGCCTCGGTTGGGATGAAGCCGTCATCACCGACCGGCGCGCCATTCTCAGCGAACCAGGCCTTCACGGTCTCCCAATCAGCCTTCACGTCGTCCGGCGCGCCCGTCATCATCGCGTTGCGCTTGAACTCTTCAAGCCAGACGTGCCCGGTTTCGTGGATCACCGTTGACAGGTCCGAGCCTTGGAACAGGTCAATGAACGTCGGACCCGTTTGCCCGGAGATGATACCACCCGTCGTCCGCCCGCGCGTGCCCTGAAACAGCGGGAAGCCTTGCCGCGCCGCGTCGCGCAGCTCAGGCGTGATCGTGAAACCCGGCTGTCCGGCAGGACCGAGCTTTTCCATTTCCGCCTTGATTACATCGATCGTCCCTTCAGGCACGACCAGTCGAAGCGCTTGATCGTACAGGTCTTGCGCTTCATTCCATGCAGCGCGCGCATCGTCAGCAGCCGCGCGAATGTTGTCGGGGATGGCACTGTCCGGCGCGGGCGCGTCGATAATCTCACGGGCTTGCGTCCGCAGCTCGACAGCCCGGCGCGCGTTGCCCGCCGCGCTTTCACGATCAGCTTCCTGATACAGCTCAAAAGCCTTGTCGCGATTGGCGGCGCGCCCAGCGTCAGCGGCTCGACCGAGCGCCGCTTGCGCTTCGCGCACCGCCGCGCCCAATTCCATTACATAGGAAAGCCCGCGATCCAGCGCCGTTCGCAACGCCTGTTGCTGATCAGCGGGAAGCGCAGCAAATTGCGCAGCGTAATTCTCAGTGACTTGCAGCCGATCGGCATACTCTTCGGACTTGTCGCGCATGCCATCGACGCGCAGACGCTCAACCTTTGTGCCATAAGGCTTCAGCAGCTTGTTCGTGACGTTGACCAGATCGCGCTCATAGAACCAGCCGACATTGTCGTTCGTCTTGCCGCCGTTGTTTTGCCCCTGCTTCACCCACGCGACTTGATCGTATCCGCCTTCAGCCGCCCAAGCGATAATCCGCTTCATCACCAGGTCCGGCCATGTTTTCTTGAAGGGCGCGTCTGGGATGCCGTTGATATTTTCAGCATCGTTACGCCGTTGGCGGGCTTCATCGACGCGCAACGCCGCCGCCTGATAGGCCGATGCCGCAGCCGCCAGCTCTTCCGGCACCTTTTCCATAAGGTTCATGTCGCGGTTAATGATCCGCATGCGATCCATTGGCATGCGCTCGCGTTCGTCCGAATTGGATGCCTCTATCGCGGCAATGCCCTCTTCGGTCTCGTAACCCATTTCGTCGCGGATTTGATCGTCCGAAAGCCCACGCTCACGAAACACGCGCAAAGCAGCGCGCATCGCCTGAAGCATGTCGTCGCGATAGCGATCATAGGCGGCAAACAGATCGTTGCGCGCCGCGTCCGCAGCGTCGTTGGCAAGCTGCACGCCCTGTTGCGCCTCAAACACCGCCATCGGATCGACGGGTTGCGCATATCCTTGCTCCCGGCCCTTTTGATGCCAATCGCTTTGCACTTCCTCGACGAACAGGACGCGCTCACCGTCCGGCCCGACCTTGTCCATGAAGCGCGCGTGCGCGACGACGGCAGGCGTATCCCAATGCGTGTCCGGCGCGCTTTCAGGATTGCGACCTTCGCCCAACGGGAGCGTGATCAGTAGCTCGTTATAGGTTGGGTTGCGTTCGTCGCTCGAATAAGATTGGTAGCGAGCGCCGCCGCTTTCTTCGACCAGACTTTCCGCAACAATCGACGCCCAATCGTCATCCAGCTCTTCGGGATCGTCAGGGTTTTGCAGCTCTGGAAACTTGTCGAGTTGACTGTTGATTTCCGAATAAGCGACGCCGTCGTTCTCAAGGGCGCGCGCGACGTCCTCGACCGACGCTTCGCCACGGATCGCACGCCCGATAGCCGGGGAATAGTACGGGCTTCCCATGTTGATGATTGTGGCTCCCAGCACGCTTTCATCAACGCGGATACCGCCGTCGCGCAACATCGCCAGGATCGCATCACGCTCGACCGGACCTGTCTGGATATCGAGCCAGTCGTTCAGGCCGGACCATTCCAATTCTTCAGCCTTGACGCCGGGAGCCTTGGCGAGCGTCGCCTTCCACTGTGTTGCGGGCGCGCGCGCCGTCTTGACCGCCTCGACCGTGCGCTGAAGCTGCGAATAGAACACTTCGCCGGACGGCTCCATGTTCTGAAACAGCTCACGCTCAGCAACCTTTTGCAGCGCTTCCGTCCGATCCTTGCCGCGCGGATAGGTGGCAACCTTCAGCCCGTACCCTTTCAGCGCATCGACGACGTCCTTCGGTGTATCGTCCGGCACCACCGCCGCCTTGAACTCACCAAAGCGAACCGGGCGCTGGACCTTCACTTCGAAATACTCAGTCGGAAGATTTGCCAGCTTGCGCAGATACGCACGCGCTTCCGTCAGCAATTCGTCGCTGGCAGGCTCTTCGAAGATTTCCTTTTGCCACTCGCGAATATCGCCGCGCGACAAGTCTTTCATGAATTGCGAGAAGATATCGATCCAACCAAAGTCCTTCCCGCTACGGTGCAAATGCTCAAACCGCTCGGCGAGCGCAAACAATTCATCGGACGCCTCACTCTTCACGGCTTCCATTTGATCAGGCGTGACAATGTTATTGCGGGCTTTCTTGATTGCCGTGATCGACTTGAATTGATTGGCAACGCTCGCACGCAGCGAGCCAACGCCGTAGTTATAGCCTTCCCCGTCGCGAATTGTGCGCGTCATGTCGCGAACCAGCGCGTCCATTTCATAGGGTTGGCGACGCCCGGACGTGCGACTTTCAAAGAATTTCTTCCCCAGAACATCGCGATATTTACCAGCGATCCAGGCCTGATATTCCCCTTCGCGCTTTTTCGTCGCGGTCATCTTTTTGTCGATCGCGCGCCGCGTCGCATAGATATCGACTTCGCGCGGCCCGTTGGCGCGAGCGACTTCAGCCGCGCGCCCTTGCAACTCGCGAAACGCAACCGTGCCGTCTTCCATCAGCCAGCGATCACCAACGCGGTTTGCGGCCTCTTCCCCGGCGCGCGCCGCAATGTCAGCAAGCTCGCGCTCGATCACCGCACGGACGGCAGGCTCAAAGTTGGGATCATCGGCAATGTCATAGCGCGATCCCTTGAACCCCTTCAGCTCAGGTTGCAGCGGTATCTTGGCCGCATAAGCCAGCTTCACGTTTTGCCCGATCGAGCGCAGATATGTCAGCTTGGCCGCATAGGATCGTTCGACCGCTTCCAGTCCTTCACGCGATATCGTGGTTTCATCAAACTCGTTATCGAGGCTTGCGCCCAGATCGTCCGCCGCCTGCTTCATGTCCGCCAGCATGACGCGCAGCTTCGGACCAACCAGATCGTACCGCGCGCGCGGCTGGCGAGGCGAATAGACGTCAGCATCAAACGCCTTCGCGCCCGCCGACGCGGCCAGCTCTGGCGAGCCAACCAGCGAGATTTCACCGAAATTGCTGAAGCCCAGATCGGCGCGGATCACCGCGATTGATGGAGCCGCCAGCCCGCCCAACTCTTCCGCATTGCGGAAACCCGCAATCGACAGGTTGTGAACAACGACAAGCGGACGGCCCTCTTGATCGAAATACGGCACGTCACCAACCGGCTGTTCGTTCCGATAGCTGTCCAGCGCCTTGCGGATTTCAGCCGTCGTTGCCTTGTCAGGATCGATCCCGCTGTTTTCGAGGATGCCCCGCAAGTCTTCAGCCGCCCGGCGCACGTCATCGGACGCGCTCCCCGGCGTGTCCGCCGCATAGCGCGGCGTGCCGCGAAGCTCAGCGTCGATCGCATCCAGCAGGGCTTGCGTGTCCGGCAGATCGCTATAGCCGCCCTCGGTAATGTCACCCGACAATTCCGCGCTGCGTTGCAGCTCAGGAAAATACCCAGCCTCGATCGCCGCCTGAAGCGTGTCGTCCAGGCCAGCACCCGTTTGCCCAGCGCCGCCCAGCATGCCACCTTGCGCCGCGTTTGCGGCGACGTCAGCGCTCGACCGGCGCACCAGCTTGCGGCGGAACCGGCCTTCGCGGTGCCAGCGATCCGCGCCCATCGACGCCAGATCACCGCCGACGTCGTCGATCCCGCCACGCGCCGCGATAAACTCCAACAGGGAAGGGCCGAAGCGTTGACGATCCGTTGCCGCGCTCTTGTCCCGACGCATGGCGTTGATCGTCATGTCCAGACCATCGACCGCTTGAACGCGGCTCAGCGCTTCCGGCAAGATACGGCGAAACTCGACCGGGTTGAGCTTGCGGTAATCCGTCGCAGTCATGCCCAGCCGCGCGGCCCATGTCTCACTGTTCGCCGCCCAGAGCTGCGCATAGCGATCCGCCGCGTCCGGCGCGAACCCGGCATTGGCGAGCTGATCCCGCACTTGGCTATAGACTTGCGCGGCAGGCTCAGCCGCCGTTGCCGCAGCCGTCATTTGCTCGACGATTTGCGCTTGCGTGCGATCCAGCCCTTCGGCCTGCAATTGTTCCAGGCTGGCAAGCTCAGCTTCGGACATGCCGCCCGGCGAGAACCGCGCTTCAGGTTGCAGCGCGCGCCATGCGTCCGTACCCGCCAGCCGCGCCGCCGCGTCCGCCGTTGGGATCACAACGTCACCGTCGAGCGCCAGCGCTTCATCAATCTGTTCGGCGTAATCGCTCCAAAACGGATCGTCGCGGTATCCGTCTTGCATCAGATCGCGGATCGCTTCAGCCAGGATATAGATATTCTCGACAGGCGTTCCCTGCGTCTGTCCTTCGACAAACTCGCGAAACGCTTCAGGATCACGCGCCCGCAGCTTCGACGCTTCCGCATCGGCCATCAGGCTGTCCATGATCACCGCCCCGGCCTTCGCCCGGTTGGCTTCAGCATAGGTGCGGATTTCGGCGCGGATACGCCCACCGGCCTCTTGCGCGGCGCGCAGCGGTCCGCCGAGAAACGCGCCGCCGATCGCGCCTTGCAGCATTTGATCGAGCGCTTCCGTCAGGTTGCCACCCTTTTCGGTGCCAAGCGCGCCACCGGCATATTCAACGCCAGACTGAAGCGCCTCGGTCCCGGCCTCACCAGCCGCCGCAAAACCGATCCGCGTCCCGACGCGGGCAGCAGCCCCGCCACCGACGCGAGACGCCACAGCGCCCGCCGCACGGCCAAAAACAGCCTCGATCCCCAGCCGCTCGATCAGCGCCGATGCCACCGCCGCAGGCGCGGCCATCGCCACATCGGTAATCGACGCATCGGCCCGCCCGTTATTCTGTGCCCGCGTCTGTCCGATATTGCCCGCTTGGCTGGCAACATAGGCAGGCAGGGCCAAGCCAGCAACCGCCATGCCGGGGATCGACTGGATACCGCTCTCGACGCCGAACGCGGCAATGTTACCCGCCGTTGGCCGCGCCTTCACATCGGCCCAGGTTGTCGCACCGCGTACCGGCGCAACCGCGTTGACCGTTGCCGAGCGCGCGCGGAGCTGTTCGGCTTTGCGTCGCGCCGCCGCCGTGCTGTCCGCCGACGTCCACGGCAGGGGATTGTTCGCATCCCATTCCTGAAGCGCGCCGCCGAGCTGGTAAAGCCCGGCTTCCAGCGACGAGATACCGCTTCGACCAAGCGCCAGCGCGCGATCGAAGAACCCGTCCGCAGTCTCAGCGTCGCGGGACTGGTTCGCCGCATCGCGCATGATGCCCATAGACACCGCACGATCGGTCGAATTGCTACCCGGCTTGTTCCAGAACGATCGAAAGTGATTGCTGATCGACTTCAGCGTTGGCGCATCATCGCCCGCCGCCGCCGCGTTGCGCGGCTCTGCGTACCACTTTTGCAGATAAGGCGAGCCGGAACGTACCGTTTCGACCGTGCGACGCGCAGCGGTTTCCTGTTGCAGCTCAGGAAGGTTGCGCTCGACGACGACAGGCGGAAGGCCCAGCTCACGCGCCAGCCGGTTGGCGCTTGCCGCCGTGTCCGGTTGCGCGCGCCGTTGACCGATGATGGCAGGGCCGGGATTGCGATCGGCGTCGAGCTGTTCGTTAATCCAGTCGCGATCATCGCTCACCACTTGACCCCTTTGCCGCGAATATAAATCCGCGTGATTTCGGCGTCCGTCGCATCAGGTGCCGCCGCCTTGATCCGATTACGGATTTCCGCAGGGACCGCAACGCTTACGTTGAAATTGCCACCCGGCGCTTCGAACCCAAAGCCGCGCGCCGTGCCATTCTCGGTCTTCCAGGTGCCTTCGATCAGATAGCGATCAGCCTGCTTGCGGATTTCCTCGCTGTTCGGCAGGCGTCCGTTGGTTGCTTTGAAGCTGTTCGCCCAATCGTGCATCGTCACCGTGAACGCACGCACGCGCGGCGCGTCCTTCAGCGCGTCCTTGCTGTCACCCGTGCGCACGCCAGCCGCCGACAGGAGCGACTTGGACACCGCCATGATTTCACTGTCCGTCGTCCATTGCGGCGTCTTGCCGTTGCCGCCGCCGCGCGTACTTTGAAGCACATCGCGCCGCCACCCGAGATAGGTGTTAAAGTCCCCGTCGTCGAGAAACCCGCGCACTTGCTCAGGCCGGATCGCCAGAAACGCCTTTGGATCGGCAGCATAGGCGTCCGACAGGACGGACCATTTGGCCGGATCAGTTTGCTCACGCGCCGTTTGTGCCGCCTTCACATTCGACCGCGCCCAATTGGAAAACTGAAGCCGGGTTTCAGGCGACAGCTTTGCAAAATTAGGGATTTGGCTTGGCGACGTGAAATTGTCACCCAGCGCCATCACGCTTTCGAGTGCCGCATCCTTCGCCTGATTTTCGCGCTCCCTTTCAACGCGCTTGTTCAGCTCAAAACGTCGCTCTACTTCCGCCCGCGCCGACTGGCGCACTTCGTCCGTCACCCCGCGCTCGCGCGCGATCCGATCGACCGTTGCAAGCTGCGCACCCAGATCGCCCGAGGCGTTGCCTTGCGACGTGCCGCCGCCAAGCGCCGCCATCCCGTTGGCGACATAGTCCCGCGTTTCCTTTGGCATGGCCGCAAGCCAGCCGGACCCGCGTTCGCGGATCGCTTCATCGACCCGGCCCGGCCCGCCATTGTACGCGGCCATCGCCCGCGCCGGATCATTGCCATAACGCGCCATCATCGCCGTCAGATAGTCGCGGCCAACCCGAGCGCGCTCAGCTTCGCTATCATTCTGCGCAGGGCGGACCCCAAAGCCGGGATCAGCATTCGTGCCCGGCATGACTTGCATGGGGCCGCGCGCGCCCTTTTTGCTTGTCTTGGGATCAGCCAGCGAGCCGCCGCCTTCCAGCCCCAGCACGACGCTGATCAGGCGCGGCATGACCGGACCCTTAGCGTCAGCCATTGGCCCCGGCTCACCAACCGCCATGTCAGCCAGGCCGTTCGCATCGCGCTCGACCAGCGCGGGATGAAGCTGGCGGTCAAGCCGGAGCTGCGTTGCAGCGTCGATATTGTCGCGGTTTTTTTCGAGGAACGTCATGGCTGCAACGGGATCGCTTATCGCCTTTGCATCGACGACACCCGCATAGGCCTTCGATACCGCCTCAGACGTCATCGCCTTGATCACGCCCGCGTCCTGAAGCCCGAGCAACGCGGCTTGCGCCGTCACTTCAGACCGGATCGTCGCCAGCTCCAACGCGCTGCGCTCAGGATCATCGCGGAACAGAACGAAATTGTCGGTCGCATTCTGGACACGCGCCGAGGATTGCACCTTGGCATAGGACAGCGCTTGCCCTTGCGAATACCGAGCAAGCCCGTTCATCGTTTCTTGCCGACGCCGGTTGAGTACGTTCGTCAGCATGTCGCGCTCACGCGCGTTCTGCGTGCGCGCCGTCAGCGCACCAATCTGTTCAGTGATCGCTTGCTCTGTTGGTCCGCGTGCATTGAGCGCATCGGCGTTCTGCTTCGTGTAGAAGCCCCCATCACCGAACAGCGTTGTTCGCTCAAACTCTTGATATTCGTTATCGAGCTGTTTCGCGCGCGCTTCATCGTACATTGCATTGACTTGATCGTCAGCGTTCGCCTTTTCGCTCAGCGCCGCGCCGAAACGCTGAAGCCCGGCACCAAGCGCACGCCCGGCGACCGACATATCAACCGCTTCGAACCGCTCCCCCGTTACCCCACGAAGGCGCTGTTCGTTTTCGACGATGACCGGAACGCGTGCCATCAGGCCGCCTTTTTCGCGGCTTGCAGCTTGCGCACTTGCGACGCGCCGGACAGGATCGTTGACCCCGCATCAAACGCAGCGCCGATGATTGCCGCCTGCCCGGACGCGCGCGACGACGCGGCCTTGCCGACATTGTTCGACGCGCTGATTTCAAAGCCCTTGCTTTCGCGGATCGCATTCTCACGGATCGTTTGCGCGTCTTCCCAGCCGATCGCTTTCGTGTCGAGCTGAATATCCGCCGCAGACCCAAAGTCCACTTCCAGCCCGTTGGCAGCAAGGGACGTACGCTGTTGCCCGAGCAATTGCGCGTTGCGCCGGTATTGCCGCGCCTCTTCGATCGCGCCGCGCTCGCGCGCATCCTTCGCCGCCTCGCGGTCGAGCGAAGCGTTCTGTTCGGCAACCTTGGCCTCATAGCCCGCTTGCCGTGAAGCGTTGACGCCTTGCGTTACAGACCCAGCAGCGGCGATGGCCGTGCCAGCTATCGCAAGAGTGACCGGATCGCACATTGCCTGAAGCCCCGCATTGGTTGGCCGTTGATAACATCGATAGGACCAATTTCAAAACCAAGGCGCATCAGCCACCGGATTGCAACATCATTGTGCGCATGCACCCTGTTTTCCAGCGTTGGAAACCGCGCCAGCATTTGCGCCAGGTACACTCTTGCCGTGCCCACCAGCGCGCGCGGATGCCGAACCGCTTCGTCCGTCATCAGCATCCACGGGCTTCCGATCCCCTCGATTGTCGAGACCGAACAGACGCCCATCATCGCTTCGACCCGGCCATCCACCTTTGCCGTCCATGCCAGCGCCGACGAGGCGAGCGACAGCCGCAAGGCCTGCTTCGGCGTCCGCCCGGCAACCGCGCATTCCAGCGCGTCAATGTCGCGCATCCGGTTCGCCAGCGGCCCGATATGGACAACGCTTGCGGGCACAATCGCGATCATGACGTGACGACAGGCTCCAGGAAGATCGCGCTGATCGTGGCGGGCAGGGGATAATTTTGCTCGACCGTAACCGTTGCACCTTCCGACCATTTGGCGGACGTGTTCACGTCAAAATCGCCCGTCAGAAAATCGATTGGCGAGCCGATAGGTTCATCCCGGCGCTGCTTCACTTCGAACATTTCGCCGCCCGTAGGGCCGACCTTGATCCCGCGCGTGTCGGTTACGCGGATCACCGCCCGCCCGATCATTTGCCGCTTTGCCTGATTGGACCCCTGTTGCCCCTGAAGCGCCAGCGGGAGCGTCTGGACTTGCCCGCTGAAGGGCAGACCAACCGTCACCATCGAAGCAGCCGTGGGCAGCGTGACAGCGCCGTTTACCACGACCAGGCCGGACGTGACGTTGCCATCGTAATAGGCCGTTACCGTCTGTCCTTCCAGATGCCAGAGCTTCGACACAGTCGCGGACGGCGGATCAAAGAGCTGCGAGACCGAGCAATCCAGGTGGCACGCCTGCTTCATGTCGCCGCCCTGAATAATCGGCAGCGCCATGCGTTCAATATAGACGTTGTTGATCCCGGCAAAGGGACGACGAACCGCGAGATAAAGCCGATCCATGCCGTTTTCAGTGATCGTGCAGACGTCAAGCACATCGCCGCCCATGTCGCAGAGCGTCCAGCCCCAGACCTGTTGCTCTTGCTCCCAGGTGAAGCACAGCAATTTGCCGTCCGAGCGCGCCGCCCAGATGCACGCATACGGCTCTTGCTGATGGGCCCATGCGACAATGTCGAAGCCCTCGAAAAAATGCGGGCTGAAGATCGCGACGTTGTTCGACTGATAGCCATCCAGCTCGAACGTATAGCCCAGCGTGCGCACGCTCGACCCTTGGCTTGGCCGATAGAACACAATGTTGTCGATCACCAGCGGCCCGAGCCGCGACGATCCGCGTCCGGTTTGACGGCGCGGCACAATCTGTGACGGCGTCAGCGCGACATCGTTCGATCCGCCATTGATCACAAACACGGCGTCAGACGTCAGCGCCAACAGGTTCTTCATGCTCGCGAGCTGGTTGACCGCGTTGACCCGGCCCGCGACCAGCGCGAAGCTCAGCGCATCATCGGCCTTGGCCGGACGTGACGTATCCTGATTTTCAAAATCGCCGGACTGTGAGCCGAACACCGCATTGGGCTTTGCCCGCGTGCGCGCCCACATCAGGCGTTGCTCGAAGAAGGTGACGGTCGAGGGATAGTTATCGGCCCCCTCGAACGGGTTTTGCGCGCGCGGCGGCGTGTCGCTCAGATCGGCGGCAATGTTGCGATCAGTGAACGTCAGTCCGTCAGTGCCGCCGATATAGCCGAAAATCCCGTTGACGCCCTTATAGACGACATAGCGATCCGCGTCCGCCGCAGCCGCCCAAGTGATCGTGTTCAGGTGCCCGTTAAGCGTCAGATCGTTGACACAGCTCGCAACCACCGACGCGCGGCTTTCTTGGTTCTTGTCATCGTCGATCGCTGTCACGACATAGTTATAGGTTGTCGCGGTATAGCCAGGAACAGATGGCGACCCCGAGGGCGTTGCCGTCAGGGCTGTTGGCGCAACCACCGTTGGACCGAACGTCACCGTCGTGAACGTCCAGTTGGTATGACCGGCGCGCGTCACCTTGGTTGGCGCGTAATTGATATGCGCAAAATACATCACGTCCGCGCTTTGCTCGAAATCGAGATCGCGCAGATCGACCGCGTTGTAGGGCGTGCCCGTCGAATAAAGTCGCGCCGCACCCATCAGGGGACAACCACCGGAGGAATGAAATAGACCGGCCCAAACGCATTGCCGCCACCACCGCCACCAACATCAGGCGGGGCAGGCGGCTCAACGACAGGCGGAACAATTGGCGGGGCAGGCGGCGGGGCAGGGGGGGCGGTGTTAAGTTCGCCGTCCGATGACACAAACGCCGTGAAGCCCGAGCTGTCCACATCAATTTCAACTTGATCGACGTTCGGCACGCTGATCACCGTCACCGTGCGACCGTTCAGTTTGACCATGCCAGCGATCCCCGTCAGATACAGCCGTTCGCCCACCGCATAGCCGTGGAACGGGATCGTCAGGACGCAGGGGTTGGACTGCGACGCGGCGGTTATCTTCGTGTTCTGTTCGATCACGTAGCCGCCGAGCGCAGCAAATTGCGCAAGGCCTTGGTGCATGATCAACACATAGGCTTGGTCAATCGAAAACTGAAAAGGTGCCAGCCGCAGCGGGAGCGCCGGATCGAGCGCCTTTCCAACCAGCCGCGTACCAGGTCGAAAGGTGACACCGCCATAGCGCTGGACGATGAAATTGCGCGCCTTGCGCAGCGCGGAATTATACTGGTTCGTGTCTATGCGCCCGTACAGCGCAGGCGCAATTTCACCCTTACTGAAATTGGGAAGGACGACTTGGTAGGCCATCAGATACGCGAGAACCGTTCGGGCGCAATCGCGCCAAACCGCACCAGATTGCTTTCGGTAAGCTGATCCCCATAAGTAGGCTGGTTTCGGTTCAGATCGTTCGCCATCGCGCGCTGTTTCATCCCCTCAGACAGCGTCGCCAGGTCTTTCTCACGCGTTGCGCTCTTCGTGATCGGCATGCAAATGCGCGCGGCAAGCTCAATCTCGACGATCCGGCTGAAGACGTTCGTGAAATCAGCCTCAGTGATATCGAGCGAGGTATATTCGAGAACAGCAGCTTCGACCGTCGAATAGATCACCCCGCCCACTTGCTCGAACATTTTCAGGCCGGGCACGCGCCACGCCCAGCCGCCATAGCCAGCGCCGTCAACCGTTGTCGTCTTCACGGGATAGGCAAGATCATCGGGCTTGGCATAGGCATATTGCCATTCGCCCAGACGATCGTTCGTCACCACCGCCAGCGCCACGCGCCGGGTTGCGAGGCCCCAATGATACATTTCCAGCAGCTCAGCCACCAAGGGCTTGTAAGCGCGGCGGCACTCACGCGCTTCAATGGACTGTTCGACGATCGAAGCGACCGGCTCAGCAGGCAGCATTTGAAGCGCCTTGTTCCAGATCAGGACGTCAGAGATTGGAACCTTGAAGGACATGCCGAGCTTCCTATCAATTCAGCGCCACCAAGGCAAACCGGGCTATCCCGAAACGCGCTCAATAATAACGACGCCGCCGCCGCCAGCGCCACCGCCTGCCGTCGTCCCGACGCCACCACCGCCGCCAGAGCCGTACCCCGTGGCAGCAAAGCCAGCGCCAAAGCCAGCGCCAGAACCGCCGCCCGCGCCGCCAAACGGGCTTGCCGCGCCACTTCCGCCAACGCCCGTTGTAGTGCCCGAAAAGATAGCTGGATCGCCGCGTCCGCCCGCTTGGTTGATTGCAGGCGCGCCCGTGACAGTGCCGCCCGCACCGCCGACATTGTTCGTGCTTGATCCGCTGGTTGATCCAATGCCGCCAGCGCCGCCGCCCGCCGTGATTGACACAGGCGTATCGATAACAGCACTCCCGCCCGTGGAGCCGTTACCGCCCGCGCTCGATCCGCCACCGCCGCCCGCGTTGATCGTGATCGTGACGCCCGTTGATGGCGCTACGCCGGTAAAAGTGCCTTCGGCATAAGCGCCCGCACCGCCACCAGAGCCGCTTGCTCCGGCACCGTTTGCACCACCACCGCCGCCGCCGCCGCCGACCATACGGTAACGATAGACGGTTGACGCGGTGCTGTTTGCAGGCGTGGTGAATGTCCCCGAAGCCGAAAAAACAGTTTGGGCAAATTCGTCGATTGCAGGAGGAGACGAGAAACTCATGTCCTACCACTCCCGCGCGGCAAAGGCTTGACCCGTGGTCGCACCGATGATCGAAATTGCGGCGAGCGTGGTGAAGCTCGCCGGGCTTTCATAGCTCTCGCCGGGCTTCAGCTCGAAAGAGGGCTGACTTACAACCGCCCCGCCCCCAATCTCGTTAAACCAGAGCGAGGCGGAAGACAGGTTCTTGATCGACCAGCCCCGGCGCGCCGTGTTCGCGGCCATCAGGCTTTGTGCCGTCCCGCCCGTCGTGATCGTACCGCTTCGATTGGTTGCCGTGCCGCCAATGACCGTGTTGCCAGGCGTGACAGGCGTGCCGTCTTCATTGCGCTGGACGAACGCCGACAGGATATAGGAGCCAGCATCGCCAGCCGGGTTTGCAGCGGTAATGCGCACGCCCAGCGTGCCCGTGATCGGATTGTAGAGCAAAGCGGCCATGTCGCACCCTCAAAAGAGGCCGGGACACATGGCCCCGGCCCCGTTGGTTATTCCGTGCCGAGCTTTTCGATTGCAAGCTCGATCGCGTTCTGGACGCCGGTACGCGGCTGTTCGCGATCCTGTTCGGCGGCGCGGACGGCATTGAGCTGTTCGCGCGTCAGGCCTTCGAGGCGAGCCGCCACTTCAGGCACCGTGCCGTTGATGACCGCGTCAGCCGCAAAGGCAGCAGGATCAGCGGCGGGATCAGCAGCCGCCGTTGCCGCAGCTTCCGCCCGGAAGCGCGCCAGCTCAGCAGCATCGTCCGAACCCAGCACTGTGGGGAACGCGGCTTCAGCGCCGGGCACACCATCAGCGAGGCGGCGCACGGGCGCTTCCTCTTCGACAGCGCCTTCAGCCGTCATGTCCGCGCCGTTGCCGTCAACGAACCCGGTTGCCGTTTGAAACGCGCCGGGCATCGTCTGTTGCGGCATGGTTGGCGACGGACCCGTTGGCGCAATCGCTGCGATCGGCGCGCTGACAGGAAGGCGAACGCTACCCACATCGGCAATGTTGGACGTGTTGCCCGTCAGATCGACCTTGTCGGTGTCGATCGTGATGACCGTACCAACCGGCACCAACCGGCCACCATGAAACGAAATATCAGTCGTCACTTTTTGTACGAGATTGCCCACGGCAAAAATCCTTTCTTCGCTTGATCAAACCAGTGACGCGGACCCGAAAGCCCGCGCCGCCGATTAGAGGCCCGTGACGCTTGGCACGTAGGGGTTGGCGTCCGTATCGGACAGAAGGAACGCCGAGACCTTGCCCGTGCCCGCGCTGCGATCGCCAACCAGGACGTACCGCACGCCGACATAGCGCTTGGTATTGTCCGGGAGCTGGACGTCCCAGAGCTTTGCGCCCGCGACCGCAGCGGCTTCCGCCGTGACGGGGCCGCTCAGCAGGACGTCGGGCGACGACATATCCGCGTTGGCCGACTGGATATAGACCGGCTGGATCGACGTGCCGCCCGTCAGCGTGGTCTCCACCACAACGAGCAACCGCATCGGCTGGCCGCGCCCGAGGTTGCGGTTGGCGGAAAGCAGATCAACATTGTTCGTCGAAAGCACCGTGCTTGCGACAAGCGCCACCGTTTGCGCGTTCGACAAACGAAGCTGTGCGTCAGTAATCATGTTCTTGTGCCCTTTCTCTTGCAGCGAACGAGGCGAGGCAACCGCCCCGCCCCATCGATTAGCTGACTTGCGTTTCGTTGACGTTCAGCGCGTCAGTGCGACGGATCGGAATATCGTCGAACATCAGCGTCGAGCTTTTGCCCTGCTCACTCAGCGAGAGGAAGGTGTTCTTCTTCTCGACGAGCTGTTGACGCAGGAACGAACGGATCACGCGCGGCATGTAGAAGGCGATACGCACGCCCTCGGTGCCTTCGATCGTTTCCAGCGCCCGGATCATCAGGTTCTGAAGATACGGACCCGTGGCAGCGTTGAACGTCAACGCCGTTGGATCGATATTGCAGATACGCACGGCATAGCGCCAATCCTTGACCATCAGGCCGCAGCGCCACAGCCAGTGATCGCGATAACCCATGTAGAGGTTGCCGTTCGCATCCTGAAGCGCCTGCCCAGGCGGAAAGCCATCGCCCGGCCCGCTGCCAGCAGCAGGCGAGGTTGCGTCTTCGTGCCCGAGACCGCCCTTCGTGTTCTTCGGATAGATTCCCGTGATGGTATCTTCCGACCAGGCAATCAGCCAGATCGAGCGCAGCGCCGAGCCGGTGCCGCCAGCGCTGATCACGTTGTTGGCCGTCTGGGACGTCGCGGTCGAGAGGCTGTTATAGCGCGGCGCGAGGCCGGTGAAGCCCTTCGGATCAGCGAGCGCGTTGCCGTAAAAAACCTGTTGCGCCATCTTGTGCGCAAACCCGATCATGTGCGGCTTCGCCTGCTTCAGACGATAGGCGTTCACGTTGCCGGACAGAACAGCCAGCTCGCGATCCGTCTGGCTGAAATCTTCCAGCAGCGAACAGGTCTCTTCGATCGGCGTGGTGCCGCCCTTGGAGACGGGGACGCCTTCGTTGATCGCGCGGAACGTCGGCACGGGCAGCGCCGTGCGCACGCTATCGCGGTGCCCGGTGACGAGGTTGCCTTCCATCCACGTCATGTCCTGAAGCACTTCGGTATGCTGCGTCAGGACTTCGGCAGTATCAAGCTGCGAACCGTCCGGCGCGAGTTGCTTCAGAACATCAATCAGCGTGTCAACGCCGGAACCAATAACAGCCATCTTATGCCCTTTCTTCGTTTAACTACCGTAATACTTTTCTTCGCGGCTCTTCGGCGTGTTGGGAGTGCCGTCACTACGCTCGAAGTCCGTATCTTCCGAAATCAGCGCGCCCGCCTGATAGGCCATGCGCACCATTGCCGGATGATTGCCCAAGCCCGTGGACTTCAAGAAATCGCGGAACGTGCCCGGCGATCCATCGGCCTTTGCGGCTGGATAAAGCTGCGTCCCGCCAAAGCGATCAATCGCCTTCGCCGCCGTCGCAAGAACCGTGTCGCGATCCTTGCCCTCAAAGGCGGGATCGGGCTTTGCATCGACCATGACGGGCTTGCCATCGGCCATGACCGGCGCGCCGTTCGCATCGAGCGAAGGCACCTTGCCGCCGTTGATCGCAAGCGTCGTTGCCTGATCCCAGGCCGCGCGCTGCGTGACGACTTCAGCGATGATCCCGTCCGAAACCTGTTTCTGGACGATCGGCAGGCCTTCGCTCGCAATCTTTGCCAGCCCGGCAGGCGACAGGTTCAGTTCTTTGGCCGTGGGCGTGATCGCAGCCAGCGCTTCCGTGTCGATGACCGTGCCCTCAGGTAGCACGCCCGTCAGATCATAGTCGCCTTCAGGCGCACCGATCAGAACAGGTTCATCGGACTTCGCTTCGCCATCAGGCGCGGCGTCGTCCTTTGGCGCATCGTCCTTTGAAACTTCGCCGTCCGGCGCATCCCCGAGCGCGGAAGGCGCATCGAGAGGATCACTCGGCGCTATAATCGAGGAAGGTGAAGCCGTTGTTGCGCTCGCGTCCGTCGGGTTCGCCGGTTCCGAGTTCGTCACGTCTGTCACTGGTGCTTCGTCTGCCATTCGGGGTCTCCATTCGGGTTTTCTGTTCCTCGCTCAGAACAGCAAGCAGGGCGTCTGGATCGACGCTTTGCATCGTTGCGAGGATATCTAAACCCAGAGACCTTCGCCCCTCCCACCAAGGGAGATTGCGACCATCGGCTCCGTAGCTTCCCCGCAATACGTTTGCGTCCATCAAAACGCAATACACAAATCGGCGGAAGCGCGCGTCGTTCAGCAGCGCCCGCATGTCCGACGATAGAAGCTGTTGGCGCGTTATTCGCGGCGCGCGCGCTTCACTCATTGCGCACCCATCACGCGCTCAAGCATATTCTGTCCGCCGACGTCGGTGCGGCTCAGCAGCTCAGCGGCTTGCGCGCCGTCCGCCATTGCGGGCATTGCGGCCAACGCCTGTTGCCGTTGCTCAGCGGCTTGACGATCCGCGCGCAGCTTGGCGACGACTTCGTCAGTGCGGATAATCTTTGGCGGCGTGCCCGCGCCCGTGGCAAATTCGTCGATTGCCTGATCCGCGTCAAACTTGTCGGCAGCGCCAGGAAACAGCCCGGCGAGGAAACCGACGAATTGCGCTTGGCGCTGGATCGAGTTGAGGCCAACCGCGCGCTGCGCTTGCGCCAGCGTCGAAATGAAATCGATTTTCAGCGGCTCCCCTTGCAGCTCTTGCGGCGGCGGCGGAAGCTGGCCGGTCTTTTCGAGGATCGAGAAGGCGCGGTCGATCGCCACTTCCAGCTTTTCGATATTCACGCGCTCAACGACCGGCCCGAGCTGCGTCAGCTTTTCCTCATTGCGAAGGAACAGCTCTTGTTCATTGCGCGGCTGCACGCCTTCCATTTCGCTGATCGCCATGAACAGATCGGCATAGAAGCATTCCATCACGTCGCGGCCATGCGCCTCGACTTCCTCACGCACCGCTTGAACCGCGCGATAGTCCGGCACCAGCAGCGGCTTGACAGCGCCCAGATCAGCCGCCGACGCATAAGTAATCGAGCCGGGATCGAGCGTGAGATAGGTGTTCGTCATGCCCGTGGGCGCGCCCATCGGCGGCTTGTTCAGCATGTCAACGGCGCGGCCCCGGCGCTTGGCGGCAAGCTGAAGCTCGCGCAGATCGGGCAGGGAGTCATAACCAGGCCCGTCCCCATAGACGAACGATCCGCCAGTCTCGACCCAACGCGGTGCCCAGAAGGGCTTGTCGTCGAAGCCGCTATCGCGCAGCAGGACGCTCTTGTTGCCGTTGCCCTCTTCCCACCAGATCGAGCGCCACGCCTTGTTGCGACGATCCTCTTTGCCCGGCTCGCGCCGATCGTTCGGCTCGATCGCATGAAACACGCGCACCACTTCCTGATAGCGCGAATTGTTATAGGCGTTCTGGACAGTTTTCGAGAGCTTTGACCACGGGAACGATTGAACCATTTGGTTCACCGTCATCATGACAACGCGGTAAAGCGTATCAGCGATCAGCCCGTCATCGTTCGCAATCCAATATTCCCCCGCCGTCAGAGGATGACACACCGCCCCATAGATCGAGTGTTCGAGCATGACGGTCGCTTCAGTGCCGAAGCAGCCCAGCTCAGCATAACCAATCTTGGCGGCGTTGTAGAAGTTGGTCGAAGCCAGAAAGTTGTAGATCAGCCGCTCGACGACCGCGATCCATTCCTTGACCGGCTGAAACTCCATCATGTCCTTGTCGCGCGTTTCCAGCTTGAACCAAGGGCGCGAAGGGGATGACAGACCGGACGTCATGCCGCCCGTCAGGATACGTGCAGCGCGCCGCCCCTTGGACGAATACATCGACGTGTTCGCGCGGCGGCGGCGATTGGACGACACCGGCACGCCCGTTCCATACATCGACATGCCGGATTGGCCGAGCATTTCAGCCCGCGCGGGCAGGACCAGCCGGGAAATCTCTTCCCAATCCTGTTCATAGGGCGCGCGCACCGACCGCATTCCGGCAAGGCGGCGCTCACAAAGCTCGCGGCGGGTTGGCTCAGCCATTACCAGTGACGCCAATCAGCAGGCGCTTTGTCGCTGCGAACGACATAGCTTGCCAGCCGGTACGTGAGGATTGCCCCGGCAAGCGCATAGAGCGCGGCGGCAAGGACGCCTTGGTCGATCATGCGCCGAGCATCGGCTTGCCGCCAGTGACGGCGGGCATGCCGAGCGTGCCGTTTTGCGGAGTGAAAATGGAAGCGGCCATTGCCAGGCGGCGGCGCGAGCGATCCCCTTGGCGAACGGCTGGATTGCCATCGTCCGGCTGGCGCGCGGCTTGCCGGTTGGGCACAGGCTCAGGAGCGTCCGGCGTCGATACAAGGCACATCATCTTCCTCCATTCAGCTCAGCATAGCGATCGGTTGACGGCGCTCTATGCCCTGCAAAGCCGCTGAATACCACATTTCGCTTCGGCGTCGATACCAGTGCGTAAACAGCCGCGTCCCCGCGATCCGGCGACCGGCCCAGCCGGGCAACCAGCCCCGTGGGCTTGCCGTCCGCCGTTGGCTTGCCGCGCTTCGGCTCGACCATGATCCCGGACGGCGTCAGCCACCAGCGCGGCGCGGCCAGATCGGCCAGCAGCTCAGCATCATCGGGAAGATCGATCGGCTCTGGATTGGTAGGATCGAGCGCTTCCCGCATGCGCCAATAAAGCTCAGACCGTAGATTGACGAACGACAGCAGGCCGGACTTGTCATGCCCAAGGCTTTTCGCGCCGCCGTTCACGCCGATCACTTGGACATGCGACGTGTTCAGGAAATCATAGGGCGACGTGCCCACGCCGACGATATCGATATGGACAACGGCCCCGTCGCGGCGGCGCTGGATCACTGCACCGGCAACAGCAGGGCCATCCTCGACGTTGATCCCCTTCAGGCTGATCAGATCATCGAACCAGGTGCCGTGACGCCGGGCGATGACAGTGCGATCCTTGCTTGTGCCGCCCGTCATGCCGCCCATGCTCGACCGCGACACGTCAACGCCCATGCTGTCCATTGGCCCTTTCGTGTCGCGCGGCTTCCAGCGTGCCATTGCCGCTTCGATCCACGCCGTTGGGATCAATTGCCGTTCGTCATCCTCGATCCCGGCATCGAAATCGCCGTTCAGCATTTGCGAGCGCAGCGGCTCAGGCAAGGATTGCAGCGTCGAGATATAGCCAGTCGCCATGTAGAAGGGGTTATCAGTAACCCGGCTTGGAATAAAGGTGCGGCTTTTCGGCTCGATCACCTTCGTCTTGCGCGCGCCCTTGTAATCGTTCGGATCGAAATCATACACGCGCTCTTGCGTGACAGTGCCATCGCGTTCGTAAAGCACGAACGGGCGAGCGTCCGGCACTTCAACGTCACGCTCACCGATCGTTGCGAAATACAGCAGTTCACCAGGCGCGGCGCGCTTAGGCCATTTTTTGTCCAGCCACGGACCAAAGAACGGGATCACCCAGCGCCCTTCCGCCGTCGTTGGCGGATTGAACGTCAGGATCGAGCGCACGGGCTGGTTCGGCAAGTCTGTTCTGTTCCAGCCCATGATGAAACGGACTTGAAACTCCCGGCATTCGGTTGCTTCATCGACCGCCTTCAGATCATGATCGCGGCCCTGCCATTTGCGATGATCGGACAGATCGTCGAGACCGCCAAACTCAATCAGCCGCCCGTCATATTTCCAGAAGCTCTTTGTCGAATTGTACCCGTCGTCATTCCCGATAATCTTGGTGAAATCCTGCACAAACTTTTCGGTTTGCGCCTTCTCGCGCCGCAGGATCAGCGATCGATTGTGTGAGCATAGCGCCAGACCGCAGACGAGGAACGACTTGCCACCACCGCCCGCGCCGCCGAACCCGAGGATATCGGCATGGCTATCCCATGCGTCGAGCTGAGGCCCAGGTTGCGGCTTGAACAGCCGCGTGTCGCTTTCCAGCAGGCGGAACAGGTCTTCGCGCTCTTCCGGCGTCAGATACGGAAGCAGCTCTTCAATCTCTTCAGCGCGCATCAACTCCATGCGCACCACATAGAACGGGCGCGGCCCCGTTGCAAAGCCGCGCCCGTAGCTATTCCGATGCTTTGACCGGGAGACAATCCGCCCGCTACCCTTCCCCGGCCCTGCCAACCAGCAGCCGCAGCATCGACGATTGAGGGACGCGCTACCGCCCCCTCCATCTGAAGGACGGGCAGCTTGTTAAATCGCGGCGTCCGCCAACGCCAGCAATTCATCCCGCATCGGGGGTTCCTTTCAGTGTGGTGAGGGCGGCATCGATCGCTTCAAATGCCGGCGATAGATCAACCTCTTGCTTGCCAAGGCTGACTCCGAGCAGCGTGTGTTGTGCTTGTCGCAAAGCCCCTCCGCCACCTTCGCACACCGCTCCACCACTTCACGCATACGATCAGGCTCTGCTGCTATGTATGCTTCGAGTTCGGTGATGCGCAGATATGCGGTTTCAGCAATGCGCGCCGATAGTTCGGCTTCGTTCGGGCGACCCCAGAGTCGCTCATTGCACCATTCGCGATAATGCATTGCCTGACCGAGCAAATAGCGAGGCTCAAATCCCAACAATGGGGTGATGGGATCGCTTGTGCTTAGATTGCGATCTGCCGGTCGCCGAAACCGATCGAGTTCGGCTTCAAGGTTTTCGATGTAGGCGTTGATCTTCTCCACATCCGCCGCCACGCCAGCGCTGTTCTGTGTGTCTGTCATGCTGCCTGTCCTGTGACCGCAAAATAAACAACGAACGCCACCATGCCGATGTGGATTAGCCAAAACGACCAGCCGGGTTTCTTATCGGAATACCCATAAGCGTAGCGCGCCCATTCGCTTCGTGGTCCGTCAGTCATCACCACATCCTTCCGCGATATGCTCTTCGATCGACGGACGTTCATCGTTCTGCACAACGGGCGGCTTGGCCGATCCGCGCAACGCCTTCGCAGGCGAAACAGGGCGTTCTTCAGGTGCTTCGTCAGTCATGGATTTTCCTTTCGTGCCTTGGCCGCAGCCATCAGTGCCGCGACCTTTGCCGCAGCGTCGTCCAGGTTCGGCGTCATCGTTTCGCCGCCCGTCGTCAGGTCGAGCTTGTCACCGTATTTCTTCGGCTTCAGCTTTGAAGCGTGCCAGCGCCGTTGCTCGATCCGCAGCTTCGAGCGCGCGACGTGTTCGCCGTTGACCGCGAAGCCGATGATCATGCCTTCAGCGTTGCGCTTCTCCATCCAGTCGTTCCGGCCATCGTCCGCGATCAGCTCGCATTCGTCGATGAGGCTGTCCGCTTGGTCTTCGCGCGCGCGCGCGTACTGGGTGCGAAAGCTCTCGCCAATTTCGTCGTCCCGGCGCAGCCAGCGCAGCACGGTAATGCGGTGCGGCATGTCGTCGTCTTCACAGATCGCGCGCAAGCTCTCCCCCAGGGAGAGGCGGTCGCAGATCGTGTCTGCTATCCCTTGAGTATAGGACAATGGGCGTCCCGTGGGCTTGTGTCCGGCAGGGACTATTTCGCTTTTGGATTGCTCAGTCATTGCCGCCCCCAATCGTCATACCACGGGTTTGCATGATCCGTTCCACATGATCCGCCATCACTCTGCAACGAATAGCAAACGCATGAACATCATTGGCAAGCCCGCGCAGGGACGTGGGCGTATGGTTTGCCTTCAGCGAATTACAGTCAGCGCAGGCGAAGACAATGTTCAGCACCGAGCGACCGCCGCCGATCGATTTCGGGATGACGTGATCGCGCGTCTTTCGTTTGCCCGGCACAGTCATGTCAAACGCATCGCCGCAATAGGCGCAGGCTTCACCTTTCGTGATCGCGTCAGCCATTGCCATCCTCCACAACCCCGAGCGCCGCCGACGTGGCATTGAACGCGTCCGCGCACAGTTGCGCCTCTTCCTTCGTCATAGCACGCCCTTCCCCGTAGGCGAGCAGCGCAGCGGCAAACGCAGGGCGCGCGGCCTCACATGCCCCGAACGCATCGCCAGCGCCGGGCGGTGGATCAAAGCCAACCAGCAGCATGCTCTTCCCCGCACCCGCAAGCAACTCACACAGGCGGCGATACCGAGCATAGTCGAGTTGCGCGACAAGCGTGTCATCGTCCGCGCCGTGGACCGAGACGAAAAACATCGGCCCCTTCCCCAGCACGTTGGACGCACCCACGCCAATACCGGACGGCGGCTTGTTGCTGGTTGCGCCCGTCACCATTGGTGACGCCACGGTGCAGCCGAAGCCGCGCATCATAGGCATGACGAACGCGCCGCCAGGTTCATCCCCGGACAGGCCGGGCAGGATCACACCGCTCATATCAATTCACTTTCTGCGTTGATTGCGCGCCCGCGTGTTCAATGATGCTTGCGCCCAAAGCGCGCGCCGGTTCGGGATCAAGGCGAAGCTCCAACCGTTGCCCTTCAACGACAAACGTGATCGCCACAGACGGACAGCCCGTTTCACATTTGGGGTTGGCACAACCAACCGCAGCAGCGCCGATCATGCCGTTGGGCATGTCCTTGATTGGCCCTTCATTCCAGAAACCCCAGAACGGTACAGCCTGCACGTCCTTCATTTCGATCGTCATGCTTCTGGTTCCTTCACATCATGCGACGCCATTGCCGCATCAAATTGTTCTTGATTGATCCAGCCGGACCCGAGCCACATGCGCAGCAGCGATTGCCCCAGGTCCGTACCCGCCAGCTTGGCAAGCTCTTCGTCTGTTGGTGCTGACAGCTCAGCCTCTTCGAGACGCGGCGCAGACGCTTCCGCAATCTCACGTTGCAACCGTTCCAGCCGGGCGATGGCCGCGCGATACCGAACGGCATGCTGTTCCGCCTTGTCGCGGATCACGCCCTCGACTTCAGAAAAAAACCGGATCGCGACATGCAGCGCGTCTTGCGTGCCCCGGATCACCGCGCGCGGCGGCAGATCGGACAGCGACGCGATCATTGCGGCGAGCCAGCCGCCCACTTGCTCAGCGGACATTGTCGGATTGAGCTTCGCCCCAATAGGCCGCAGGGCATCGGCCAGCTTTTCGGTTGCCACCCCATCGAAGCGGAAGCCGGTTGGCTTGGACGCGTCGCGGATCACAGCACCCGGCTCGACTTGCTTCAGCGGAAGCAGGGCCGCGCGCAGACCGTCGATCGTTGCCGGGATATCCGCCTTGGTATCAAGCGGCAGCGTGGAACGCATGTCGAGCGCGAGCGCGCCCAGCTCACGATCAGGCGACCCAGCCAGAAGGGCGACTTCCGTTGCCATGTCCGTTCCTTTCCTGCTTGACCGCAAACAGACCAGTCCAGCCGTTCATCGTCGATTGATCCAAGACGGCATCGGGATCGTGCCCATCAGCCTTCAGCTTCGTCAGCTTTCCGATCGCCAGCTTGATCGCCCGTTCGGTTGGCGGCTTTTTCGCTTTCGTCCGCATGGCAATCCAACCGTCCCAGCTTTCACCCGAAAAGGGGTTAGGGGATATATCTTCTGGTTCTGGTTCTGGTTCTGGTTCTGCGTCGCCACTCCCGCCTTGTATCCCGTCGCCACTCCCGCCTTGTATCCCGTCGCCACTCCCGACAACACTCCCGCGCCGTTCGTTCGTTTTCAGTGCGCCAGTCCTGCCGCCTTCGCTCTTTTTGCGGTGCAGATCGCGCGCCTTTTCGGCTTCAGCAAGCGCGCGAAGATTGACGATCGAGCCATCAGCGGCGCGCACCAGCTTGCCGGACGCAACCAGCTCTTCGACGTACCGCTCCCAGCCCGGCAGATCGCCGAGCATGACGGGCATTTCAGCAGCAGGAACCGGGCGCGCATAATCCCAGATGTAGCAGCACAGATCAAAATACACCGATCGATGCAGCCGTGACATGCGCGCCGTTCCGGCGACCCAATCTGAAGGAAAAAATGGCACGTAACTATGCCTCCCGTTAGACATGACGGGCTTGCCCCGAAAGGCACGACGGGATAATAGGAAACCAGATCATACGCGAGACCCCTTCGCTTGTGTTCTAGGGCCGGTCGATCGTGTTTTCCGCCACGATCCCGGCCCGCCCTTTATGCGCTGATCAATAGCGTTGTGCAAGATCGCGCGCATGCTTCAGCTCCCCGGCAAACTGGTTGTTGGCAATCGTCCGTCGCGCATGCTCAGGCGTGCCCTCGACTTCAGCCAGGATGATCGCCTTGCGTTCTGGCAGGCGGAAGCCTTGCCGCTTCAGACGGACGTTCAAATCCCAATACTCTTCCGGGCACCATGCGAGCGCGCGGCGCTGGATAGACTTGCCCGCGCGAGCGCGCTGTTCAGGCGTCGAAGGCACCAGGTTCGGCTTGCCGTACCGATGACCATGCTCGACCATCAGCGCGCGGAAAGCAGGGTCTTTCATGCGCTCAGCGCGCGCCGCCCGGCAGATATCGCCCAGCCGCTTGCGAAAGGCAGGATCGGCTTGTGTCGCGGCCATAGACGCCGAGCGCTTGGCAACGACCGCCTTGTCCGCGCTCAATTGCCGGGCATGGGCCGCGCGGGCTTCGCGCTGTTCCGGCGTGAGCTGCCCTTTCTTCGCGCGCACCGCAGGATCGGCGGCGGCGCACTTGGCGCAGCGTCCGCTTTTCGTCTTCGGGCTGATGGGCTTTCCGCATTTGCAATTCATCGAGTAACCCCGTTCGTCCAGAAGCTATCGTCAGGTGCATCGCGCTTGTCCCAAGCTGCGAGGCACCACGCCACCACGTCAACGCCCCAGCGCGCCAGAAACTTGGCTTCCGAGCCGAGACCGTGGACGCCTTCATCCCCTTGGTGATGATCGTGGCAAAGAGGCGCGATGAAGCGATGATCCCGCCGCCGCACTTTGCCCGGCGCTGTCATCACATGATGTACGCAGGCGGGACGGCGGCAGACCAGGCACCCGAGCTTTGCGACGCGCTCGATATGCTCTTGCTCTTCAGTGGTTGCCGCCGCCTTCGCTTTCGGTTTGATCCTGTTGTGTTGCACCCGCCCCTCGCGGCGACGCGGCTTGTCCCGTTTCGCTTTGAGGGGCGAGCGCTTCACGATCAGGCTTCCGGCGAACCGAAGAACACCGTCGCCTCGGTTTCCGCATCAACGCGCTGGACGGCTTCGTTGAAAGCGTGATCGAAAGCGTGATCGAGACGCTGAAGCTCGAACCAGAACTTCAGGCCGTCCGGCGTCTTGCGGTAATTGAGCGCAGCCGCCACGCGGTAATACGCACCGCGCTTGAAGATCGGGATCGCGATGAAGAACATCGTCGGCACGCGGACGACTTCACCCGCAGCGCCGACCCGGCCCGTGCGATGCTCGACCGTGAAACGAAGATGCCCTTCGCCCGAGCTGAGCGTTTGCGCCTCTTCAACCGTCGCCTCTTCGTGGACCTTCAGGCCGCGCGACAGCTCGATCAGCTTGGCATAGTCGGCAATCATGTCCGGCCCGCCGCGCGTCTTGACGAAGCGCTCCAAACCGTCCGGCACGCCGTCTTCAGGAAGCGCTATATCGCCCATGTTCGCTTCGAGGAAAACGGCAAAGTCAATCATCGACATGACGACCTTGTTCTTCCCGTTCCACGCCTTCCATTCGTCGGACAGCGGGAAAGCAAAGTGCGTGCGGTGCTTGCCGTGGCGATAGTCACCATGAACGCGTTCGCCGCGATCGTCCGCGTCCACAACCAGCGTGTCCGCCCGGTGATAGTCCAGCAACGCCGTCAGCGCGGGCGCGCTGCGATTGTCACTGGCGAAGATCGCCGTGTCGCTGTCACCGAAGCGATTGACGTGCGCGATGAAGCTATCGAGCGACGTCATCGTTGCCGTGCCACGGCGGAAAAGCGGCTCTTCGCGCACGTCATCGAAGAAGCTCGACGGGATACCAATAACCCCATCGACTGTGACATAGGCCACCTTTTCGATACCCGTGCCCGGCTCAGTCACCGTCACCAGATCGGGCTTCATCGCTGCGTTGTGATCCGTGCGGACTTCCGCCAGGATTTCACCGATGCCTTCAGTCCGGCGGGGCAAGCTCGACGCCATCGCCAGGATCGCGGACAGCGAGAGAGTGCCAGCGCTTTCGTCTTCGTTGTTCGTTTCGTCAGTCATGTTGATTTCCTCACTTCAGATTGCGGGCAACCGGCCCGCGCGGGATCAGACCGAGCGAACCGGCCCGGACTGATCAGTCACTTCGCGCACGCCGAAGAAAGCACGCTGTCCAGGTGGATTGCGCGACAGCCCGCCGTCTTCGTGCGCGAACAGCAGCGTGCCCGGCACCTTGATTTGCGGCTTCTTCACCTTGACGGAAGGCACCACGACATGCGCGCCGTTCGCCAGCACGATATCGAGCGTGATCGTGAGCTGTCCCTTGGACACGCCCTTGTTCACATAGCCGTGCGCTTCCATCGCGCGGATCAGCTCGCGCATTTCGCCCGAGGCGTCCGCGTCGAATTGCCCGTCATTCAGCAGGCGCAGCGTGTCCGCGATCGTCACCGCCTTGCGCGGCATGGGCAGACCATCGGCGGCGGTCTCGACCTTGGACGCGTCGATCGTGCGACCAACTTCCCCGGTTTCAGGATCAAAAGTTTCAGGCTTCATGTTCATTCCTTTCGTGAGTAAATTCGATGATGTGATTGCGAAGCAATCGGATCGAGCAATTTACGGGGTTTACCCGGACCCGGACCCGTACCCGGACCCGTCCCCGTACCCGTACCCGTACCCGTCCCCGTACCCGTACCCGTCCCCGTACCCGTACCCGTCCCCGTACCCGGACCCGGACCCGTACCCGGACCCG